AGCTGTGCCTACATTTTCAACTCTACCCTTAATAGAATAGTCTTTATTAGAAAATAAATCTCTCATATCATCCCCATCTATTCTATAAGCATTTGGAGAATATTGTTGTTGAAGCATATCTGCTAAAACAGTTTTTCCAGCACATGGCTGACCAGTTAACCAGTATATCATATTATTGTTTATTTATTGATTCTATAATTTTATTTACATTAAATACCTCATTTAAATCATTATAGGGTATAGATGAAATATCTTGTGCTAAATTAAAGGGTTGATAAGCAGAATTTTGTAGTTGGGGTTCTTTTGTAAAGGGTTCTGCTAAAATATTATCGTGTAATTTATAACCAAATATTTTTGGTTTTGTAGTAACCCAACAAACTGTAGATTTTTTACCTACAGCCGCAGCTAAATGTTGACCAAAAGAATCTATTAATAAACTTTTTTTAGACAACTGTAATAATATAGCTATACTTCTGAATCCATCTAATGCTTGCATGGTATCAGGGTATGTATATTGATCTTTTCTTTTTACATGAATAACAGTATAATCATTTTTGTAATATTGGATTATTTCATTTATTATAGGTAAAGGAACATCTCTTGTCCATGAATATTGAAAACCTTGACCTTGAGGCCCCCCATTAGGTTGAATAACCATTATAGGTTTTTCAGTATTATAAAAAGGTTTAAAATAATCTATTTCAGGTTGGGTAAGATAAATTTCGGGTTGTTCATTATTATAATGAAGCCCATAAATTTTACACCAAGTTTTTAACAAATGTTCTTTTTCAGTAATAAAAGATGAGTTAGAATAAGGATCAGCAATAAAGACTTTACAATCTTGGTCTTTAACATATTTTAAATAAGCTCCCCCCATTTTTACTGTTTCAAAACATTCATTAATGTAAGGGTTGTTTAAAAATACATCAGGATAAGATGTAGCAACTATAATGTGGGCATTTTTATAGCGTTTTCTTAAAACTTTAACCATAGCTGTTGCCATGATACTTTTTCCTAAACCTCCATCTATCTGAAATATAATATTCATTTGTAACTTTTTAATAAAATAATATATGTAACTTGTTTAAATATTCCTAATTATCTTACTAAGGAATATTAAATTAAATAAACTTTATATACCACCCCAATTAACTGCTTCTGGGGATAAGTGTATACAAAAAGCGTCTAATGTAATAATTCTCCCAAATATTTTTGAGAATACTACATCATCAATCCCCGCATTATTAGATAATGAAGGATATATTTGATGTAAATTAGGATGTACTTTTAAATAAGTAGGTAAATGAAATAATTGAAAATACCCCCATCCTTTATCTTGGTCTTGAATTTTTTCAGTTTGGGTCCAATATTCTTGGGGATTAAAATTTTTAAGATCTATTTGTTCTTCTACATTAACCCTGCCCATAGTATATAAACAAAAAGATAGTTTTTTTCTATCTATTAATTCTTCATAAGGGGTATATGGACCATGTAGTTCATAGCTTCTTACATTCATAAATTCCTTCTTTGAATACCCAATCATTTTAGGTCTTTTTAAAACAGGGTCTATTTGAATTATATTAGGAAAAAAATCAGGTAAAAGAATATCAGCATCAATATGTAAATACCATTCTTTATCTTTTCCTAAATAATCAAAAGCCTCATTAATAGCACATCCTTTAGCAAATTGTCTTGTGTATAAAGTTTTTGAGAAGATATATTCTAGGTTGTGTTTTTTACATAAATTGATAGTGTCTACATCATCTTCAACTGTAACTATAACCCAACGTTTAAAAAAGCGTTTATTTGTTATACAATGCTTTAAAAAATGGGAATAAAAAACACATACCGTAATGGCATGTATATTTATGTTCATAACTATATTATATTTAAATTAATAACTATTCCAATTAGAGTAATCTAAATCGGGGTATAAAGCTTGGATAGCATCAACATCTGATTTAAAATATGTTTGTAAGAAAGATTTAGATGCATCATCAATAGTAGTATCATATGATCCAACATGAACGCTTTTATATCCTGGGTCTGAATCTAATGTGTTTAATCCTAAAAATGTATATATTTTATTATACTCTCCTAAATTATCTGCTTCTATAGCTTCTTGGGTAGTTACATAAATGTTTTCTACCCCAAATGCATCTCTATAGGAAGTTAAATTTTCTAAATATAAACTTCTTTGTAAGAGGTTATTAGTTTCGGGGGTTAACCATTGTTCAGTACAATCATTAAATGTTAGATCTTTAAACTGGGCCCCGTATGATAAGTTAGGTCTTTGAAGATGATTCCAATGACTAAATGCTCTTTTAATGGGATCTCTTAAAAAAATTAGAATTTTAACATCAGGTAAATCATTTTTTATTCTAGTAATTATTTGTGTTTGACCAGGTTCATTATTATAAAAATAATTTGGAGATGATTCACCAATAGCTTGCTTTCTTAGTGGGAAATATTGTGTATAAAAATCTAAACCTTGTTCATAATTTAAATCTTTATTAAAATAATCAAGTTCTTTTGAATTAGGATTACTTAAACCCCCATCTAAACTATTAATGTCAATATTATAAAACTCATTAACCCTTTTTTTCCAATAAGGTTTAACACAATAAACATCTGAATGTAGACTTAAATTATGATTTGTGGCAGAAGTGCTGCCTTTCATTGTGCCCGCTATTATAAAATTTGGTAAATTTGATTGCATAATATTTTTATTATTTGATTATAAATATATTGAATTTAAGTTAATATTTATTTTATTTTAGATTATATGTTTTTTGCTCTAAATCTACAAACCCTTCCCCATGTTCTAATCTTAAATTTCCTAAAAGGGTGTTCTTCATATCCTGTAAATCAACATAATGTTGTTTTAAATATAATTCTCTTGTTTCTAATTCTAATTGATTCATTTTCATTTCTCCTAAGCTATGCATTAGCTCAGCCCACATTTTTTCAAAATGTAGGAGCTCTTCAATTTTTTCTTGAGTTAATGTAATTGTTTTATTTGTCATTATTAGTATTTAAAAAATTTTGTAAGTTTAAAACATTAAAAGATGGATTTTCTTTGTCTGAAATTGTGAAATATGGATTTGATTGAACACTTAAATTACATATAGGGTTATTTTCCAGGTATTCATAACAATATTCTGTTAAAAGATGAGGGTATAAATCTCTTAAATCAAACAAACCATAATTATTTATATAATATTTTGTATTTTTTTCAATGAATTTTATATTTGGTATTTTTTTTAATGCTCTAAGATATAATGTTTCTTTTAGGTTTTCAAATATATTTGGAAATTTTCTATAAACAATATGTACCTCATTGTAAATTTGGGATAAGTTAAAATAATTGATAAATGAGTCATACATTGATATATGAATATTTTTTGGAATAGATGAATTTGTTTTAATTTTTTTTATTAAATTTGAAGGAATTCCTACTTCTTTTCCTTTTTCAGTTAAATGTTTACATAATACAGAAGGTACCATTAATATTTTTTTATCTTGTAATCTAACCCTTTTACTTATGTACCAATCGGGTCCTTTTTCATTTGAATCTGATTTTCTATCATCTAAAGGAATAGTATTTTGTAAGATATTTGCAGGTAATAATACACACCCATTTCCTACAAAACCTACTTCTGTAGTGTTAGCGCTAACAAAATCATCTAAAGTACTACTTATCCATTTTCTTTTATTAATACTTGCTACTAATTTTCTTTTGCTTTCATATTCACCTTTAATTGATGTATTCTTATGCCAGTTTTTACAAAAATAAAATCCTGATGTCATTCCTATATTACTATCTGATTTAAGTTTATAATATAAATCTTTTACAGCATTTATAGGAGGAATAGTATCATCATCTAAAATATGAATATAATCATTAACTAAAGATGGTTGTAAAACTTTGGTTAAATTAACAGCAGTAGAACGGTGTTTTCCATAAGGGTTTTCTAAACGAACTTTATCTTCCCAATCTTCCCAACTATAATCATTATTAATTTTAGCGACTCCTGGTATTAAAGTAAGATTATATTTAGATTCTAAACCATATTCCTTAAATTTACTATCAAATAATGTTTTAAATTCTTCATTAAAAGATTGTACTATGTATAAATTAAGAGTTGTAATTTCTTTTGGAATTTCTACATTACTAATATAATTAAAAAGTGGGTCTATAGTAGCTTTCCTACCTATCATAACAAGAGCTATGCCTAGACTTTTATTACTTTCCAAATTCATAATTAAATCTTTTTATATCTTTTTGGTATTTTTGCCTAACTAATTCTTCTATTTCACCTGTATAATATTCCCAATATGGTTTGTGGTTTGTTTTATTTCTGTGAGGTAATTTAGTTAATGGAAAACCAATTTTATTACATACAAAATTAAAATCTTCTTGTAAGTTTTCAAATTGGCCTATAAAAATATCTTCTTCAATATTTCCATCTTCATCTTCAATCCATTCTAACGCTGGTACGTTCCATATATCAAAATTAGAATGGTTGTTTTTTATATAGGTATCAAAATTAGTTGTTGGAGAAACTATACCTCTTTTTTTACCGAAAAAATAATCAGATAGTTTTCTGTCCCAAGGATTTCGTATAAAAGTAAATTTAAAATATTGATCCCAATGTCTGTGTAATAAATTTATATACCCTTCTCTTTTACAACGCTTTAATCTTTCTTTTGTAGGGGTAGTATCATATAAATCAAAAAGTTCTTTTGAAGTTAAGTGATCTTTAATATCCCCAAATAAAGTAGAGCTAATGCTTCTTCCTGCAGTTTTATTTACATGGATAAAGATGCATTTATACTGTTGAGATATATTCATATAACCTTAAATTGACCCCAATATAATAAGAAGAATTTAAATATCCTACCTATTTACCAAGGTGTTCCAGCAATTGATTGGGTTGTTATTAATTTACTTAATGAAGAAGATAATTCAAGTTGAATAGCAGGTATATCAAAACTCCCTGTAATCCATCCTAATACTATATCTTGGGTTAAATCATCAAATGGGATATAATCAGGTTCAGATGCTGATCCAGTGACTATAATTGTACCCCCTTTACTTGCTGCTTGACCATTTGAGTAGGTCTCGTATGTATATTCTACATTATACACTAACCCATCAGATGAGTGTCTTGTTAAATTTCCTATGTTCCAAATATATTCCATATTTTATAAATATTAAAAAATTAAGTTATGATATAACATCTAAAAATACAGAGAATGACCCTACATTACTCCCATAATGGGCAATTGCTAAATCTAAAGTATTATTACTTGAAGCAAAAGTAGTTGATGGTCCTCTAAACCAAAATCCATATCCAAACATATTAGCACCAGAAGTTTCAGTATAGGCAAAATATGGTGTACCGGTTACAGTTTGATCTACAGCTAAACCTGTGTCAGTAGAAGGGGGTTTAGTTGTAAGTCTTCTATTCCACCTACCACTACTAGTTCCAGTTGATAAAGTATAAAAAGTAGCAGCGTCATATGCTGTTTTAGTAGCAGCAGTATTTGTTTGAGTAGTTTGCCAATTAGTCGTACTTGATGCAAAACTTAGGCTAGAATCCCCAAAATAAATATTTGCTCCTATTTGAAAATCACCTTGGTATGAAGTACCACTTGTTCCATTTGTATAATGAATTGCTAATCTACAAGTTTTTCCGTTATATATGCTACTAAAATCTTCTTGAACTATGTCCCAAGCTGTACTAGAATTTAAATTTTGTGTATATATAGCACTAGATAAACCCAAAGGAACATTTGAATATCCATAAAAATCAGATACAGCATCGGGGGCTGCAAATCCTGCAGTATCACTAAAGGTACCTAAAGATTGATCAGCGGATGATGCCCCTAATTCAACCCTAATATCGTTTAAACTTAATTGTCCTGAACTTGGTAAAGCCATTATACTTTAGATTTAAGTTCGTCGATTTGTTTTTGTTGTTCTTTAATTGCTTCAATTAATAAAGGAACAATTTTTTCATAGTTAACGGCTTTATATCCATTATCCCTTGTGGTAACAGCTTCTGGTAGTATACTTTCGATTTCTTGAGCTATTACACCTACATCTTTACCTATATTACCATGTATAGTTCTTATTTCTTCTTTAGTTAATTCTTTCCAATTAAATGTGTTACCTGTTACTCCAACTACTTTACATAAAGCATTTTCAATTGGTTGTATGTTTTCTTTTAATCTTCTATCCGAAGTAGCAAAGGCAATAATATCATTAGTTGCACTAATCTTTCCTATTGTTGAACTCATTGTAGTAGTACCACCAACTTGTAAAGAACATGCTACTGTAGCATTGTTCATGTAAGTTGTTTTTGATGTAGTTGTGGCTAAATTGCAACCTATAACCATTGAATGGTCATGTGAAACAGTGTTATTATATCCACCTAATATAGCACCACAATCACCAGTACTATTAATGTTGTTGCTTCTTCCACCTGCTATAGTGCCCATTGTTGCACTAACTAAATTACCACATCCTCCTCCTATAATACTACTACAACAGGTAGCATTGGTTATCATATTGCCAAAACCCCCTGCTATGGTTGCATTACGTTGTCCTGTTTGGTTGTTATATCCACCACCTATAGTTGAATGGTTGTTTGTTGATGTACCTGTACTATATATTTGGTTAAAATAACCACCGCCTATAATACTATATCTTTCACATATTTTATTAAATCTACCTCCACCTATAGTTGAAAAACAACTATTAACTGTTCCAGAATTAGTGCAAATTTTATTACAACATCCTCCACTTATAGTAGAATGTTTTGACATATTACAATTACACTCACCCCCAGCAATTACATTAAATAAACTTTCAAAATATATACAGTTCTTACTACCACCTCCAATAAAAGAACCATAATCGTTATGACTTGTATATGATAGGATTTTATTTTCGGAACCACCAGCAATTGTAGAATTTGCTATACTACCTGACATAAGATGATTTTGACCTGCTCCAATAAAATTACACCCATGTTTTGTACAAATTTTATTTTGGTCACCACCTACGATAGCATGATAATCTTCTCCAGCAGGGGATAAAATACAATTTTTTGTTCCACCTCCTACAAAACCTCCCAATACATGAGATTCATTACAACATCCACCTACTATAGTTTGATGGCATTTTGCATTAGTTACTAAATTACAATATCCTCCACCAATAAAACTATCACTGTTGTATAAGCCGAGGGGTCCTACTGATTCAACTTTGTTTGATGTTCCTCCTCCTATAAATACATTACAGTTAGAACTTTCAATACAATTCGATATACCACCACCTATTGAAGAATAATTAGCACATGGACTAATTCCACTATTATGACCACCTAATATACTAGAATTTGAAGCATTTCCACTATGGCTAGATCCTATTCTAATTTGTTTAAAGCCTTCACTATATTGAACATAAGATGCACCACATATAGTTGAAGTACCTGTAGCAAATAACATATAACTATTAACATTATTGCTTATAGTTGCTGATCCTCCTGAACCTTTAGAACCAGTTTGCCCTTTTTGACCCTTAGGTCCTGCTACTGCTGAATCACCTCCTGTTTGGCCTTTCTGTCCTTTTGGTCCTGCTGTTGATGAGGCAACACCTTTTTGTCCTTTTGGTCCTACTACTGTTGAGTCAGCTCCTGTTGTACCTTTTTGACCCTTAGGTCCTGTTGGTCCCACTACAGTTGAGTCAGCTCCTGTTTGACCTTTTTGTCCTTTCTGTCCTTTTGGTCCTACTACAGTTGAGTCAGCTCCTGTTTGTCCTTTTTGACCCTTAGGTCCTGTTGGTCCTACTACAGTTGAATCGGCACCTGTTTGTCCTTTTTGTCCTTTTTGTCCTTTAGGTCCTGTTGGTCCTACTACTGTCGAATCAGCACCTGTTTGACCTTTTTGACCCTTAGGTCCTGTTGGTCCTACTTCTGATGATGCAACACCTTTTTGTCCTTTAGGACCTAGTTGACCTTTCTGTCCTTTAGGTCCCGTTACTGTTGAGTCAGCTCCGGTTTGACCTTTCTGTCCTTTAGGTCCGGTTGGTCCTACTTCTGTTGAGGCAACACCTTTTTGTCCTTTAGGTCCAATTGCTCCTTTCTGTCCTTTAGGTCCGTCTACTGTTGAATCGGCACCCGTTTGTCCTTTTTGACCCTTAGGTCCTGTTGGACCTACTTCTGTTGAGGCAACACCTTTTTGTCCTTTTGGTCCTGTTTGACCTTTCTGTCCTTTTGGTCCATCTACTGTTGAATCAGCTCCGGTTTGGCCCTTCTGTCCTTTTGGTCCTGTTGGTCCTACTTCTGATGAAGCAACACCTTTTTGTCCTTTAGGTCCAGTTTGTCCTTTTTGCCCTTTTGGTCCATCTACTGTTGAATCAGCTCCTGTTTGTCCTTTTTGTCCTTTAGGTCCTGTTGGTCCTTCTACTGACGAATCAGCACCAGTTTGTCCTTTTTGACCCTTAGGTCCTACTTCTGTTGAAGCAACACCTTTTTGTCCTTTAGGTCCTGTTGGTCCTACTACAGTTGAGTCTGCACCAGTTTGACCTTTTTGTCCTTTAGGTCCTACTACTGTTGAGTCAGCACCAGTTTGTCCTTTTACACCTTTAGAACCAACTGAGCCTTTAGGTCCAGTTGCTCCCGTTTGTCCTTTTTGTCCTTTAGTTCCTGTTTGTCCTTTTTGACCTTTAGAACCCGTTTGTCCTTTTTGACCCTTAGGTCCTACTACTGTTGAATCAGCTCCGGTTTGGCCTTTCTGTCCTTTAGGACCTTCTACTGTTGAATCGGCACCCGTTTGTCCCTTCTGTCCTTTTTGACCTTTATCACCTACTAAAGCAAAAGAAACAATAATATCCTCTAAATTAGTAAAAGCACTTCCATCATTAGCTTCTTCACTAACACCTAATGTCCAATAATTCCCAGAATCGGTTGCTGTTGATATTGCAAATAAAATAAAATCTCCTGGATTAAATTTATCTGCTATTCTCATGTGTCCTAAAACTGCACCAGTTCCACTTCGTATTGATTGAAGGAAATCTCCTATATCTGACCCACCACCATCAAATTGGCTAATGTAAGATACTGTAGCAGAGGTTTGTGTAGAATTATTTAATCTTATACACCCTGTTGAGGCTCCCGCTGTAGTTGAAGTTTCAAAGAAATAATCAAATGTTGCTCCCCCAAAATTTCCATCTTGTCCTTCTTGGCCTTTTTGACCTTTAGAACCAGTTTGTCCTTTAGGTCCTACTACTGTTGAGTCTGCACCAGTTTGTCCTTTCTGTCCTTTTGGACCCTCTACAGTTGAATCAGCTCCTGTTTGACCTTTTACACCTTTAGTACCAACTGAGCCTTTAGGTCCAGTTGCGCCCGTTTGTCCTTTTTGACCTTTAGTTCCTGTTTGTCCTTTTTGACCTTTAGTTCCACCAATTCCTTTTTGACCTTTTTCACCTTTTGGTCCCACTACAGTTGAGTCAGCTCCTGTTTGACCTTTTTGTCCTTTAGGTCCTGTTACTGTTGAGTCAGCACCTGTTTGTCCTTTTTGACCCTTAGGTCCTGTTGGTCCTACTACAGTTGAGTCAGCTCCTGTTTGTCCTTTTTGTCCTTTTGGTCCTGTTGGACCTACTACCGTTGAATCGGCACCTGTTTGTCCTTTTTGACCCTTAGGTCCTGTTGGTCCTACTACTGTCGAATCAGCACCAGTTTGACCTTTTATACCTTTAGGACCTATTTCACCTTTTACACCTTTAGGTCCTACTACAGTTGAATCGGCACCCGTTTGTCCTTTTTGTCCTTTTGGTCCTGTTGGACCTTCTACTGTCGAATCAGCACCTGTTTGTCCTTTTTGTCCTTTAGGTCCTGTTGGTCCTACTTCTGTTGAAGCAACACCTTTTACACCTTTTGGTCCTATTTCACCTTTTTGTCCTTTAGGTCCTACTACAGTTGAATCGGCACCCGTTTGTCCTTTTTGTCCTTTTGGACCCTCTACTGTCGAATCGGCGCCCGTTTGTCCTTTTACACCTTTAGTTCCATTAATTCCTTTTTCACCTTTTGGACCTACTACAGTTGAGTCTGCACCCGTTTGTCCTTTTTGACCCTTAGGTCCTGTTGGTCCTTCTACAGATGAATCAGCTCCGGTTTGACCCTTCTGTCCCTTTGGTCCTGTTGGACCTTCTACAGTTGAGTCTGCACCTATTTGTCCTTTTTGTCCTTTTGGTCCTATTTCACCTTTTACACCTTTTGGACCTACTACTGTTGAATCAGCTCCTGTTTGTCCTTTTTGTCCTTTAGGACCTTCTACTGTTGAGTCTGCACCAGTTTGTCCTTTTGGTCCTGTTAAACCCGTTTGTCCTTTCTGTCCTTTTGGTCCTGCTACTGTTGAATCTTCTCCTGTTTGACCTTTTTGTCCTTTAGGTCCTGTTGGACCTTCTACTGCTGAAGGTGCTCCTTTTATTCCTTTAGGTCCTGTTGGTCCTGCTACTGTTGAGTCAGCTCCGGTTTGACCTTTTTCACCCTTGGGGCCTATTTCACCTTTTTGACCTTTTGAACCAGTTTGACCTTTTTGTCCTTTAGGTCCAGTTGGACCTTCTACTGTTGAATCAGCTCCGGTTTGACCCTTTATACCTTTAGGACCTATTTCACCTTTTACACCTTTTTGTCCTTTTTGGCCTTGTAAATCTAAATCTGAACGGGTTTTTATGTTTCCACTACCATCTGTTACTAATATGGTAGTTTCGCTAGTTCCTGTTGGGGAATCTGTAAGTTTTAGTGTACTTAATTCAGCATCAGAACCGCTGATTATTAATTTTTTCCAATTTGGCATGTCAATGTTTTTATTATGGTTGGTTACTCAAAGAGCCCACTTCCGTTATGGCCTATAATATGGTTATACATATGTAACATTTATTAAATATTTAACATATAAAAAGATTTATTTTAAAAGATTTTGTTTTTGATAAAATAAATAAAGATTTTGAAGTTTTAAAGTTAAACTGTAAATCTGTTCCATTTCTTTTCCTTTAAACTCCATATTTTCAAGTTTATGAAAAAGATACGAAAATTCATCTTCTGAAAAAGATGGTAGACCCTTATATGGGTCTACCGATTCTTTTAGGATTTGTCCTATTACTGTTTTTCCAGATTTAAAACCCATTTAAATTTGACCATTTATTATGAGTAAATATAAATATCCTCATTGGCTCCTACAAATATATTTCCTTTTTTAACATATCTAGTAACAGCTTCTGATGGTACATTACCAGCACCTTCAAGCACTTGTGCCATGAATGCGTCTGGGATGAATGAGTTTTGAGAAGCATCAAATGATCCAGATACACCCCAACGAAGTTTAACAGCATCAAATCCAAATACTTCACCATCCGTTGGTCCCGTTTGTTGAACAACAATACCACCATCTCCTGCTGAGTTAGAACCAGAAGCTAATCTGATAAATCTATCTTTAACATCTAAATCTTCTGTATTTTGGAACGAAGCTGTTCCTTGTACTGTTAAATTTCTTGTTATTACTACATCTCTACCAAAAGTAGAATCTCTAGTAACTGTTAAATCATTTCCAACTGTTAAATCATTTGTAATTGTTACATCATCAGGTAATCCAATTTGTAGTTTAACATCAGTACCTGCTTTAGTAACTGCTGTTTCTATTTCAGCAGAAGTACCTATGATTTGTAAATCATCTAATAATAAATTTACATCTTGTGAAGCTCCACCATCACTATCTATTGTTAAAGTTGAAGCTAATCCAGATAATCCTGAACCATCACCTACAAATGAACCACTAAATGATCCTGTAAAGCTATGACCAGCTAATGTACCTAAAGAAGCAGCAATTTTATCTGTTGTTACAGCATCATCTGCAAGTTGAAGAGTATCAATCCCACCATCTTTAACTTGTACTACACCAGTTCCAGCTGCAACTTCAATTGTAGAATCATCTACATTAATAGCAAGTTCTTCTGATGAAACGATAATACCAGCCCCATCAATTGTACTAATGTCGAAACCAACACCATTTGCACTAACTGAAACTGGTTTAGTATTACCACCTGTAGTTGAATCTGCTTGAACAGCAAATTCTCTAGCGATATTACCATCGTAAGCAGTTCCTGATAAACCGTCTCCAGCTGTTAAATCTTTTAAATTGATATCTACATCTCCTGTAAATGAACCACTAAATGATCCTGTAAATTGATTTGAACCAATTGTACCTAATGAGGTTGCAATTTGTGTTGTACCAATTCCACCATCTGTTACTTTAATACCACTAGATCCTACAGTAATTGTAGAACCATCTGGTTGTACTGCTTGTACCCCACTTGTAGCTGTAATACCATTTCCTGATATTCCTGCTACTAAATCTACAATTGAATCTTTTTTAGTAAGGTTAGAATCATTAGCATCTATAAATGCAAAACTATCTGCAGCAACATCAATTGCTGTGTCTACTAGTTCTGTTAAATTAATAGATAATGGATCACCTGCACCACCTGCAATACCTGAACCAGCAACTGAAGATGCTAATTGAGTTTCTGTAATCCCAGCGTCTGCTACTCCTACAGTTACACCTGAAGCTGCTCCATTATAACTAAAAGCAGTTATACTAGTTCCCTGAGTTAAAGCATTTGAAGCCTGAGCTACTACACCTGTTAATCCTGAACCATCTCCTTGAAAAGATCCACTAAAAGATCCTGAGTGGCTTAAACCAGTAGCTGCTGTTGTTGCTACTATATTTCCGGTACCATTAATTGCTGTTGTTGTTAGATTACTTGCACCCCCACCAATTACTACTTGGGAAGATGTTAAAGAATCAACTTGTAAATTAGCTAAATTTGCTGATGATCCGGAAACTATTACTTTTTTCCATTTTGCCATTTTGTACTATTGTTTTTATTTGTTATTAATTGTTATTTATTATACGTATTAAATTTATTCTAACCCCACATAAAGATTTGAACCACTGTATGCTATTCCTCCTTCTGTTGCTGTTGGTAAAGTATTTAAAAATTTACCAAAAATTGCTACCCCATCACTGTTTACTTTTAATGGATTAAAACTAGAAGATTTAATTAAAAAGAAATCTCCTGTCTGGTTGGGGTTTAAGGCAAAAGTAGAACTACCTGTAATGCTTAAACTACCTGTTATTTGAGCTGATCCTGTAAATGGAAAAGCGTTACTTGAGGTTAATGCTTGATCAATTATCTCTGGAAGAGTTATTTGATAGGGAGCAATATCTGAACCCGCTGGAGTACCAAGAATTATATCATCACCATAAATTGTTACTTGGGATGATGTAGTTGACATCGCCCCAATAGCTAATGTTTGAGTAGCACCTGTAAATAATACTTCGTTACTATCCGATTCTTGACCTGGTTCACCCCATTCAATAAAAGCTGAGAATTCAGATGAACCTATGTCTCTATAAGTAACTTCAGTTATTTTATATAAATGAAATTTTCCAGATATAGCAGAACCTCCTAATGTAGGGGATGCTTGTCCAACAATAGCATAAATTGGTGTAGAACCATCATAATCAGCATCAACACTACCTGTTATATCATTAACATTAAGATTATTTTGAGGATCATTAAATGAAGCACTATTAATAAAATATGTGCCTGCGGCCATATCCGCTGTAAAAATTCCTCCTGTTTGACTAGCTGCAGCAGTTGTATTTACTGTTAAAGTAGTACCACTTATATCAGTAATAGTTACATCACTACTAAAACCCCCACCTGTAATTGTATTTAGAGTTTGACCAATTCTTAATAAATTAACATCTTGAGTAGAATCAAAAGCTGCAACATTAGTAATAGTATTTTCTCCACTTACTGTTGTTCCAGTTATGGCAACTACATTATCATATAAGGGGGAAACTGATGGAAGTTTTCCTATAAAGAGTTGGGGTTGATATGACATTTATTTTATATATTTAAAAGTTAAATCTAATTAAATTATTAACAAAACTTGTAAGTGAAGTAACTGTAAATGTTGTAAATGTTCCACTTGTACTAATATTGCTTACATAAGAAGTTGCAACAAAATTACCATCATTTAATTTCCATACTTGTACAATAGGTGGATTTTGATCAGTAGCACTACTATTATCTCCAGCCCCATTATTTATACTACTAGGGACTACTAATGCAAATATATTTGAATTACCAGCACCCGTTGTAGCAGTCATTGAAAGTAATTGGCAATTACCTGCACTTGGAGCATTAACAGTAGCTCCGGATAAGGTATGTGAAGGAACCCCAAATGCTGGAATATAGGCTAAATCACTACCACTTGCGCCTGATGTACCACTAACAAAAGTAAACTCATTAGAATTTGTAACTGTGATTTCAGCATATAAATAAGAATCAGTACCACCTCTTATTACTACATAATCTCCAGTGGATAATCCATGAGAGTTTGAAGTAACTGTTACTGTAGTACCTACACTACTATATGATTTACCTGAAAATAAATCTCCAGAAGACATAATTACAATTTCTCTATCAGAAGTTAATGGCGAGGCAACATATCTAACTATATTATTAACTACGTCACTTGATCCACCACCACCAGAACCTTCTGCACCTTTTTCTCCTTTTGGTCCTGTTGTGCCCGTTCCTGTTGTACCTTTTTCACCTTTTGGTCCAGCTACTGCTGAGGGTGCTCCTTTTATTCCTTTTGGTCCTGTTGTACCAATTGCACCTTTTGTTCCTTTATTACCATCATTCCCCTTTGGACCTGTGGTACCAACTGCACCTTTTTCTCCTTTAGGTCCTGTTGGACCTGCCGTTGTTGATGCTGCACCTTTTTCACCTTTTGGTCCTGTATTACCTGTTCCTGTTTGACCTTTTGGTCCAGTTGGTCCTACTACAGTTGAAGCTTGTCCTTTTTCACCTTTATTACCATCACTTCCTTTTGGACCTGTTGGTCCTGCTGCACCCTTAGGTCCTACTACAGTTGAGTCGGCACCAGTTTGTCCTTTTTCACCTTTTGGTCCTGTTGTACCTGTTCCAGTTTGTCCTTTAGGTCCTGTTGGTCCTACTGCTGATGAAGCTTCTCCTTTTTCACCTTTATTACCATCACTTCCTTTTATTCCTTTAGGTCCTGTTATACCATTTGTGCCTTTTTCACCTTTTGATCCTGTTGTGCCACTTGTACCTTTTTCACCTTTTGGTCCTGTATTACCCGCCCCGGTTTGTCCTTTAGGCCCTGTTGGTCCTACTACAGTTGAAGCTTGTCCTTTTTCACCTTTATTTCCTGATGGTCCTACTGCACCTTTTTCACCTTTAGGTCCTAATGCACCTTTTGTTCCTTTAGGTCCAACTACTGATGAACCAGGTCCTGTTTGTCCTTTTGGACCTGTAGTACCTTTTTCTCCTTTAGGTCCTGGTGATCCACTACCAGCTCCACCATATGAACCTGTTGTATATAAAGTATTTGTTGAAGGGTCTAAAACTATTACGTTTCCATCATTATCACTATCATTTCCTGAAATTCCTACTAAGGCTGTAGATCCCGAAAATATGGCAGAACCTGTTACAGTGAATGACCCAGATACTGTTATATCATAAGATTTAGCTCCTGTAAATGCATCTATAGATTGTGAAACCTGTAGTGCTTCTACCGTTTGTCCGGTTACTATGCCCGTGTTTGATAATATTCTTGCCATTATTAATGTTGTTTATTATAAATATAAAAAAATTTATTGTCTATCAATGTTTACTAAAATTGTTGTGTCAGTTGTTCTAGAAGTAGGAAGTGTTTTTCCTAATTTACCTACAGCTAACAATTCATTTGCACCATTATACATACCAACAGTAGTAACATATGGGTCAAAAAATGAACTAGTTGCAAAATTATATATTGATCCCTGTTTACTAGATGAAATTATACTTGGATTTAATGTAAAATTAAATTCACTTTCTCCTATTGTACATTTATATTGTGTTTCATATATTCCAAAGGATGAAGAAAATGAACAAGTAACATTTGAACCTGTTACAAAATTTAAAATATCATCTGAATTTATTACTCTACCTCCATATAATGCACTACCATAATCCCCTGTGCCATAAGGATCAGTTTCACCAATATATTCATTTCTTGTCCCCCCAGTTAAAATAATCATCCCATGTTGGTAAATTATATTACCTACAAAAGTTTCATTATTTAGAGTAGGGTTGATTCTTTTTAATCTTCCTTCTCCATCATCTATATAACTACCACTTTCAGTAGTAATTTTAATAGAATTAGGTTGGATATAATCCCCAAATAAATTTTTAGGGATAGCTAAAACCCCAATAGTTTCTCCTGAACTTGTAGGAAAAAATTTATAAGGATTTAAATCAGTTTGATTATAGTTATCGTAACTAGGTTGGTATGTTTGAGAAGCACTTGGGGGAGGGGATATTGTATTATCTAAATTAGTTATATGATTATTAACGGGTGATGTTTCTCCTCCACTTCCTGATATATAATTGCTATAATAAAGTTGTTTTATAGAATTATATACTGTAACCTGGTATTCTCTAAAATCCCCTAGGGATGATGAAATACCTGTTAATTGTCTGTCTGTTAAAAAATTATTATTTTTGCCTAAATACCTTGATATTACAACATCGGAACCTGTTAATTCATTACCTCTAAAAGTAAAACTTTTGTTTACTTCTAAAGGAGAAATTACTATATCTTCGGAGTTGAATTGTTTAAAAGCTGCCATTCCATTTTTAAAAATCTAATTTAACTCTAATAAGAGCTTCTTTTGTAAAATCTTTAGTAATTGGTTTTGATAATTTTGCTACAGCCATTAAATCATTTGAATCATTATACATTCCTACGGTGGTAGGAAAGGTTTGTGGATTATCAATAAAATAATTATAAATTACTTCACCAGTTGAACCTGATATAAATGAAGGATTTTCTGAGTAATTAAATTCAGAATTTCTAGTTCTAACAAATACAAAATCAGATGTAACAGTTTCTTGAGAATTTAATTGGAAAATTCTACCATTTGAATCCCCATTTGATCCTGAAATATGGTTATAAAGTTTTGTAGCATTATCACCATTAAAATCATTTTGTAAATTTGTTTTTAGATTAATTCCACCACCATCATCTAATCCTGTAGTACCTGGAGCAGAGTTATCATCTAATGCTGGTCCATTTAATAATATAGTAGAAATATCTGGTAAGAATAAACCGTAAGAACCACTATACGAGTATCCATTTCCTCTCCATGAGGTTCCAAATGAGCCACTAATTACTTGATAAGCTCTCATTGTACCAAAAAATTGTGGAACCGTTACTTCATTTGAATTATCAGTTAATTGAATTGAATTCAATTGGTTATTACTACTAGATAATACCAAATTAAAAGTACCAGGAAATAATGATTCTTTATACCTTGCTCTTTCAACATTAATAGCATAAAAATAACTTCCTGAAAAATTTAAACCATATACAAAATCAGCATTTTCATCTTCTAATACTAAAGTTCTATATTGTCCATAATTAACCCTTGAGGGTGTAAGTTGAGGAACACCATTATCAAATTGTACAGCTCCTCTTCCTGTTTTATCTCCAAACGCAATAGCGAATTGTATTTCTGATCCAGCAGCTATTGATGATGTTTGAAATATATTTAAATAATAAGGACCTGATGTTCCTTCTTTTTGTACAGAAGATGTAAAATAAGTATTTAGTGTTGGTTGAAAACCTGACCATACAGTTGATGTAACTGTATCTGCACTTACTACAAAGTCTTCCGGATCGAATCTTTTAAAGCCCATATTTATTTAGTTAAACGGTTTTGTGTTATTGTTACTGGAATTGTTATTCTAGCTCCACTATCTAAACCAGTTACGGTTAATGTTGTTTTAAGTTGTGATTGTGTACCAAATAAAGTATTTACAGTTGTAGCAGTTATATTAATTTGTGTTCCTGTTACTGTTGTAGATATATTTGTTCCTATTGTTGATGTAGAAGTTGCATTAGAAGCCTGTGCTGCTTCCGTATTAACTCCTTGTCCTTGAAATTGAGAGAATAAACGTACGTCTCCTACTGTTGCGGTATAACCACTAGATTCAAAGGTTTGTGAATTTCCTAAATAATTTAAAGTTTGAGGTGTTATTGCTAATTGAGCTCCCTGTCTTAAATTGATAGATGCATAACCTAAATCAAGTACAGGTAGTCTAGCAGTACCACGAGGTAAAGTAGTTAACTTATATTTCATTATTTGTTGTTCATCCGGAAATGCTTCTAATAAAGGCATATTTTCTATTGCCTCTCCATAATATGCAGAACCTGAGGGATGGTTTGGATTATAAAGTGTATAATCTATTTCATCATCGGCTAATGCAAATTGTGTAATTCTAAAAGAACCATCATTTTTTGCTAATAATTCTCTTCCTTTTTTAGTAAGAATAGCATCAACTGTTATTACTGAATTGTTTAAATATCCCATTTTGTATTATTATATAAATTGTTATTATATGTTATAAATATATATTCTTTTAATTATTTATTATTCCTTTACTAATTAAATCATTTATTATTATAGATGCACTATTTTCTATTCTATTTGATGGAAACTCTGGGAACATAATCCCTGCGGCACTAAATTCTGCTGGTACATTATCTTGTACAAGTACTGATTTTTGTCCTATATCTAAAGCTGTTAATTGTATTCTACCATTACCACCACCAATACCATCTATACTTAATAATTCATTAATTGTATATCCATTCCCTGCACGGGTTATTTCAATATACGTAATATTTCCTGTTGCACCACTCCCACTTACTATTATAGTTGCCTGTGCACCCGAACCATTTCCTCCTATTGATGTTAAAGTAACATTTGTATATGAACCTGTAGGGGCAGCAGAAGGTTGTTGTTGAATTGATCCTAATAAAGCATCTTTGGTTCTAAGTAGTTTACCAGTACGTTCTTGTGATTCAACATATGAAGCAGATATAGTTGCTAAATCATATGGGTATTCTAAATCTAAAATTACACTATTAGCACTTGCTACGTTTCTTCTTAATAAAAAGAAATCTTTATTAAGTGAAGATGATTGAGGTAATGAAGCATCTAATTCTAATTTAATACGTCCTATATCATCACCCATTATATTTTCTTGTGGAGCCCAAACTTTTACAATTTGATATGAATAGTTTTCATTATTACTAAATCTAATTTCATCTTGTTCCTGGATATTAAAATTTGCATAAGTAGGTCCTATTTTAGTTGAATTAGGTTCCATATTACCTGGGAAACCTTCATAAGGACCAGGGATATAAGGTAATTCTCCTTGTTTCCATGTATCACCAAATGCTTCATTTATTAAATTTGAAGTCATATATATATACCTGGATGAAGTATCTGTAGTTGGAATTGCTGCTGATGGTAAGTCGTTTGCAAATACCCAAAATGGAGCTGAAGCTGTATTTTCTGTTGCTAATAAATGAGATTTAGACCCTATCATTGTAAATTTAGTTGCATATTTAGGTCCTGGGAATGTTGCTGGGTTAATGGTATTAGTACCATCATTACCAGGCATCATATTTCCTGTAATTTTCCATCTTAAATAACTATCTTTTTGGTATGTATTTTCTCCGGAATTTGCAACAAAAACCCATTCTAACCCCGTAATTCCATCTCTACCAAGCCCTCTTTGGTCTAATACTGCATAAAGTGCATCTTCATTAACATGCATATTAAGTTGGTTGTTTCTATCTAAACCAATCCCTGATGATTGTTTACGATTTCTTGAACTAGTTGATTTCTTATTCCATCGTCCAGTTCCTCTAGTATTAGAAGATTGTGATTTAATAAAAACCACTTTATCTACTACTGAACCTGCGTCAAATGGGGTTGCGCCTTTCCATACTCTTAATTGCACATCAGTAGCTATAAAAGGTATATTTTTACTATTATAACCAGTTCCAGCACTATTTAAATAATAATATTCTAAAGACAAGGCAGTTTTAAATTCTGTATATTCCTTTCTTTTTGTTTTTCTTTTCCAGTTTCCTTTTCTAAAATAATCCGCAGATGAGATATAGGTTGTTGGAAGTGAAAATTGTAAGTCTAAATATTGCATTTGTGAAGTGTCTTGACCCGCTGCAACATAACTTTCGCTCATAAATGTAACAGCTCCTTCTGGGATAGTATTGCCATTTGGTGCTTGTTCTCCACCAATATATGATCGTGATGCGTATGAACTTGTTTGATAATTTGCTGAAGGGTTTAAGTATAAACTTATATTTCTACCACTATCATTAGTTCCAGAGGATGTTCCTTCTACAAGGAATGAATAATCAGTAAAACCAGTTCCTGGGTTATCATATAAACTAAGGCGTCCAGATCCTGAGAATGCTATTTGGTTAGAGTATCCTCTACTACTTGTTTGGGAATATAAAATAGGTACAGGGTAAGAACCAACTGTTAATATTGAATGTTCTTGATTTATTTCTTCTAAGACTTGTTCTGCAGCTTCTATATCTATTGATAATCTAGTTGTTTTAGCTATAGGAAATATTTTTTCTACAATATCCGCAGCTACCCCCTGTAATGAAGGTGGTAAAGCATTTCCTTGATCATCTATTAAGTATGATAAATTCATTCTAGTAACATCATTTCTTAAAGGATAAGGGTCTTTAAATGAACTAAAATACCCAAAATATGCATTTCTTAATTCTATTACGGGTAATTGACCGTATGTTCCAAAATCACTTGGGGACCATACATTTAAAAATTCAGATTGAGCTTTAGATCCCTGATATCTTATATCTGTCCAAGTATGTTGAGTATAATTAGAATCGGGAACTGTAGCTCTTTGAGCACTACCTGATATTATTTGTTGAAGATTTACAGGTTTAAATACACCAAAAGAATTATTGTAGTCAACATCCATTAAATATGTATTCTGTCTTTGAAGATTAAAATTATTAATTAAGGGTTGACAATCTAATGCTAAAGCAAAAGGTAAAACATTTCCTGCATAAAAATTAGGAACAATTAATTCTGTTAAAATTGGAACTGAATATATACCATATCCAGGGTTTAATACCGCTGTTGAACCTCCATAAACTTCTGAGGTTCCATATAAAGCATAACCATATTCTGTAGGATCATCTACTATACTAGCAAATTTTGATTCTGATGGGAATATACTCATTGTATATTCTGTTATATCTAGGTATGACCCAACATTTTTACTTGCACCTATTGCTATTCTAAAAGTATCATTATATTTAAAATTAGATACAAATGAACCACTAAGTTCTATATTTTGAATTGATTCACTATTAGGTACAATAAAATCTCTTGTCATTATAGGATTTCCTATATTACTCTTGTTATCAGCATTTCCTTTATATATATGTAAAGAACCAGTAAATCTATACCCACTTTCTCCTGATGCTATAGAATTTGTTATTTGTAATGAAGGATTAGCAGTATTAAAAGCAGGTAATAAATAAGTAGTAGGAACGGCTTGTGTAACTCCACCAGGTGATACTGCTGCTTCATTTGGGTACCTACAACCTGAAATGAAAGTTTCTATAAAATACATACTACCCGTTGTATTAATAGTAGGATATAAAACATTAGTTTTGTTTAAGTTAACACCAATACTTCCTCCACCAGATGTTTGAGTTGGTATTGTTCCCCCACTCCTAACACTAACAACCATTTTTTGTTCGGATGTTAAAGTTTTTGTAAAAATTGTATTAGTACCAGCATCTGTATATTCAAAAGTAGCGGTATCTACACCCGATCCTGTAATACCATATCTAAGTTCGGTATATTGATTTGTTCTTTTAGGAACAATTATTGGGCTATCAGGAAATGTTACTGTTGATCCAGGGCTAATATCTACATCATTAAGAAATAGTGAAGATGTTATTAATTGTCTAGGAGTATGATTAGATCCTGTTATCCATAATCTTTGTTGGACATTCCCATGTATTGCTAATGAGTTTTTAACCCCACCATATTCTAATTTACTAACATTATTAGCAGCACCTTGGGTTGCAGTAGTTAATGCAAAAGTAATATTTTGAAATGTTGAAGTACCTGAATAAGAAGTACCATCTTCTTCAGTAACACCTGCATTACCTTGCGCAGTATAATCTGCATTTGTATTAGCTTCTTCGTCTACACCAATTTGTTCAGAAAACCCAATTCTACTAGAATAATTTGTAATCCAATAATTAAATACTTGGTCAAATCCTCTAAATACCATCATTATTTTCAAATCTTTCCCATCCCCAGATAAATTAGCTGGGTTTGTAATTATATCACCAAGTGAGAAGTCTACAGTCTGTTTAAATACATTCTGTGTGCCCGCTGATGTGTTAAAATTACTAAGAGTACCATTGATTCTTCTACTAACAACTTGCCCAGCATTTTGAGTAATTGGATCCCCATGATCTACTATCTGATATGCTAGTAATACCTGATTATTTTGACCATTAGCAAAAATGTTGGGGTTATCAGGAGGAGGGAAACCAGGAATATGTGCATCTGAGCCAACTTGGTAATTAAAAAAAACAGATACAGTAGAAAGTACCGCACTAGAAGCTTGGTCTTGTATATCAGTTAATAAATCTTTAATTGGTATAGTTATTACTCCTACTCCGTTTTCTATATCAAATGTTGTATAACTTGTAGATGTTGTTGGTTGGAAATTTGAGTTAGACCAACCTGTAGGGGTATCATCAGTATTGCCTTGTTGTGCAAAAACATCAAAAAGACTAGGTTCAGGAATAGGAATTGATCCTCCTATATTAAATTCATCAAAGTTAAAATTAAATGATGCGGTACCTGCTTGGAATATTCTAGAATGACCCGATGCATCACTAATAGTATTAGGGATTGCGGTTATAGGATCATTTTCCGCAAAGCCGGCACCAAATAATTCTGCCTGCCCCGCTGCAAATTCTTTAATTACCCAGGCACCACCACTACCAATAAAATATGGTAATCCATTACTAGGATTAACTGTAGTAGCATTTGATACTGTAATACGGTTATTATCTGTATTAGGGTTAAAAACTGTAATGCTATTTGCATTATTAAAAGGAACCCAATCTACAGCACCAACTGCAGTATCAGTTAATGATATGTATATTTGGGTGGCATCGCTAATATTAACATTATTAAAGGCTACGTTGCCAATGAAAGCAGAACCATTAGTATCAAAATTAGTATCTGTTGTAAATATATATGGTATTCTAAAAGGATGGAGTTCATCTCCAAATGCCGCATTTGAAATATTATTATTAAAGAATGATGGGTCTAAACCTATTGAGGTAGGGGGAAGTATTATACTTGCAGTATTTTGAAACCCAGGTTGAAGGGGGTAGTTTGATTTACTTAATTCCGATGTTTGACTACTACCTGAATGGTATATTCCTTTTGTTAAAATAGGAGTAGATATTAAACCACCTCCAGATGCACTATATGCTATAGAAGCTGATATTACCCATGGAACATTTGATGTTCTTGGTATTGTATAAACCCCCCAATCATATGCTACTTCATTATTACCTAAACTAGTTGTTAAATAGTCTATTGAACCTGTATCAAAGAACCCTAAAGCATCTTGATATACATCATTATAAAATCTTATAGTCTGTAATTGCTGGTTAGATTGAGCATGGAAATAGTTTTGAGAATTTACATTAAATCCAGGAAGGTTAGGATTATTAGATGATGATACATTTCCTGAAACCTTTAAACTCCAATTTTCTGTACCCCCATTAGAAGATGAAACAAATAGATAATCTCCTTTAGTAGTATCTACATTTAATAGTGCTGAGTTAGAATTAATAATAGTACCTTCTATAAAATACTTTTTAAATCCTTCAGGGAATATAAATTGTATAAATTCTACTCCAATTAAATAATCTCTAACTTCATTCCCATCATAATCTTTTTCAGCTAATTTAATTTTAACTACTTCATCTTGTCCTGTATTTGGGTTTCTATCTACAAACAACCAAGCATAACCAGGTAAAGGTTCATTTCTATTATCTTGCCAAAATTCTAGGGTTGTTGTACCAAAAAAGAAATCATCTTGAGAATCAGAAAAAAATAGGGGATAATATCTAACTGGGTCATCTGGTATTTTATGGTAAGGTATACATCCAGGACTTATAGATTGGGTAACTACTGTTATATTAGATCCACTAAATTCACCGTTGTAAAACTCATCTTGATTCCATATAAGTTCTACGGATTGTCCTAGTTTTCCTTCTTTTTGTTCTAAAAAACTTTGAGTTAAACCAAATCTATTAGTTAAACCATAAGCCGAAGCTGATGGAGAGGTTTGTAAACCATTAAAGGCTTCTAATGATCCTCCAGTACCACCACTAAATCTATATATAGATGAACCTCCATAAAACTCGTATGCTCCTGTATCACCTGATCCAGTGCTATAATCTCTTACTTGTGGTTTTAAAGTACCTGAATATGTTGCATTTAAACTAGATACTTGTGGAGGGCGTTGTCTATTTCTTTCTAGTAAATGTTGTTTTACTACTACCCCAGATGATAAAGTTGATCTAGCCGGAGTATAGTCTTTAATCATCTTAAATAAAGAATTATCAAAGAATTTTATTAACCTTACAAAGTCTACTAGGTCATAGCTCGCCATATATTTTTGAAAATACGCGTCTCTTAACGTATCTAAATCAGGGTAACTGCGACCCGATTGAGATATATGCCTAGGATCTCCTATGTATTCACCTATGTTAAAATACCCCATTTGGGAATTAATATCATCATTAATTTGATTTTGAGGTGAAAATGCTATTTCTAAATAATCTATATCAGGAGTATAACTAGAGCTTAAAAATGAAGTTTGTTGTATTGACCTAATTGGTGATAAAGTATTACCTTCTGGTAGTATTGCCTCGTTTATAGTTATTTTATCTGTTATTCTATTTTTTATACCACCTATTACTTGATCTTGATGTATTAATTCTCTATTGACTGAGAAATTAGAAGAACTAATATAAAAATCACTGCCCAAAGAAAATGAAGAAGTCATAAAAGTAGATGACCCTGTTATTTTTGGGTGGACTGATATTGTGCTACCCGTATTTAATAAAGTACCTAAATCTGCTCTAAAAAATAGCTCATTAGGAGCGGAGTTAATAGTATTTCCTTCAAAAGAGTAAGGATTCATAGTATAATCATAAAACACATCGTTTTTAATTTTACTATTATAGTATCTTATTTCTTGATAAGACCCTGAAAATAATTCATAATTTTTTGTTCCAATACCATAATTACTGACTGCGGGGAATACTATTTCAGGAGCACTAAAATAATAAGAACTATCAAACCCTGTTGAGACTGAAGATCCACTAAATCCTAGTTTTTTATTAATTTGATTAGCTGCAGTTAAAGAAGCTGTATTTGATGCTTCTACTGTTGTTTGAACAGACCACCAATTTCCATCAAAAAATGGAAAATATAAACTTGAACTAATAGTAGCATTATTAAAATCGGGTATAAATTTTAAAGTACCATATTTGTTATAAGGAGAGGGTATTGAACCAGAATATGAACCACTAATTAACCCCGATCCTGTATATTCTAATAATACTGCTGATTTTTTGTTTAGGTGAAAAAGAGATTGAGAAAAATTTGTAGGAATACCATCGGTTTTAAATCTAAATTGTATTGTAGTTGGATTTGAACCCCCAAAATTTGTGTTAGAACCAAGTGATGAACTTACAATATATTTTCCATCAGTATCAAACTTGTAATTAAATACCCTTTGTTGTAGATCCCAATCTTGTGAGTTTACTCGATCTTTACCTCCAAACTCATTTACTCTTAGAATAGTATCTGGTATACCATATATAGAAAGTATTGCTTCTAACCCAGCTATTGTACCTTTTGTTTTAAAAAGATAAGGTAAGTTATGGTAAAGACGTTTATATAAACGCTTATTAACCCCATCTAATGATATTGGGTCATTCGAACTAGATATTTCAGTATTTACGTACTCAAACCCAGAAGGTGTTGGTAAACTATTAGTCATTTCCGGAAATGGGAAATAACTTCCTGAGGGTGTGATTCCTAGTAAAGAAGTAAATATATTATTATTGTTAAAATTATTAGAATATAATTTAACACCAAAATCTTTAAGTGCTGCTTCTACTAAATCTTTAGAAATACCATAATCTAAACGATTATCAGTTGAAAATTTATTAGTTATATCTTTTGTGTGAACCCATACATCATCATAATATTGACCCGCCATATCTACAAATAATTTATATGGATCATTTGCGGGATCATCTCTTAAGTATTCAGGAATTGTGTTGAATAATCTATTACTATTATTTTCATCATATTCTGATGCCGAAAGAGCTTGTCCCCCATAATAGGCATTTCCAGTGTTTGTACTCCCTAACCACGTAAGAACTTCTGTACTTCCTGTAGGGTATAAAATATAAGGTAAAGTTGATGTTTGTTTAGGCCATGTATCTTTTGACCCACTATTATAGTAAAGGAAGTAGTCATAACCATCAAAATTAGTTATAAGATCCTTAATATCTCTTTCATATACAGCTTTACTTGAACTATAGGCCGCTGTTTTAGTAGTATCACTTTGAATTTGACTTGAAAGTGCTTTGATTTGATTAGTGAAATATTCTATTCTTCCCGCTTTATAAGCAAAATTTTCTAAACGTGTTTGAGCTGAGCTAAATTGTACATATTCACTATATTTTTCATAATTAACATTAATTTGAATATCATTTTCATTTAATATACTTTGTATTTGATTAAATGAACTTGTTGAATTTGTATTTAGTAAAGTATTATAAGTTTCAAATTGACCTGATGCCCCTACTTGGTTTGTAATATCTAAGTTAAGATTTGGACCTTGTATGAAATTTTGAAATGTTTGTTCTTCTATTGTAAATGGAAAAGTTACTTTAAAAGCTAAAGAATCAGATAATTTTTCTACTACCCATAATTCATCCTTTACATCAAAGTTAGAAGGAAGGGGTTCATATAATTTAATTAATATTAAGGGATCATTTAATGTAGTTGTATCTAACTTAATATTATTAGCTATAACTTGTTCATTACTTCCAAAATTTAAAAGAAAATCAACAAAATAATCTGAATTTTTTCTATAGTTTTCAAAATTATTTGTAGAAGATATTATATCTTCATTTGCAATAACATTACTATCTAATTTTAATTCTGTTCTATCTCCAGATATTTCTTTTATAAAATACTTATTTTGAATATCCGAGTTTAGTTTTTTTCTATAAAAATTATAATTAATAATCCATGCACCTTCATTAAATCCTAAATAATCTAAATCATCAGATGGATTTACATATACATCACCCTTTAAAATTGAAAAATTATCTAATGGAATTGGATTATCATCAGGGTAAACTAAATTTTCATTAGAATCATATATATAGTATTCTATATAATCACCAGAACTAGACCAATTAGTATCTAATTCAGAATTTAAAATTAGATTATTATCTGCAGAAGAATAATTTTGAATTTCAAAACTATTGGGTTCTAAATTTTGTATTAAAATATCGTTTTCTTCCATATACTATTTTAAAAATATCCTACTCCTGATGTGTTTGTACTATTATCTCGTGCTGCAAAAGCTTCCTCGCTTGCTTTTTTAGCTTCTTCTTGTGCTGTTACTAATGAAGCATTATTAGCGTTTATATCAGCCCCTAAACCATTTATTTGGTTCTTTAATGCTGATGTGTCAATATTTAAGGCTGTTCCCGTTTCCAATTCAATATTTTTAATTTGTAATTCTAAAATATCTGTCCTTAATCTAGCTATTTCTTCTCTTAAAGCTTCTAATTCATCTAAATTTTCATCAAAATTTATATATTCTCCACTTTGGATTACTAAATACCTATGAGAATTAGTTTCACCCTCCGCTGGTATTTCATAAAATAATTCATTATAATATTGAAAAAATTCTTCAACACTAGTTTCATCTTGAACCTGTTCCGCTATAGATTTAACCCCAAATTCAGTAAACCTGGTGTCAATGGTTTTAATATATTCTGTTTTATTAAAAACATCTTTTCTTAAATCTATTCTTTTATTATCTTCAGCCATTACCCATTAATTACTTTAAAGTAATAATCTTCATCCTTAACTATTACACTACTACTAATTGTAGTTTTTATTAATACCTTATAATATCTTTCGGGTTGTAAACCATTCATGTAAATATCAAAATAATTACTATTATTATCACAACTAATTTTTGTAAAATCTGTGTCAAAATCTATTACAAACTCATTAGTATCTAAATCTTTTATAGCATAATATGAATCTTGGGGTAAAGCAAAATTAGTAGTGTATATAGATGCTGTTTGGAATGTACGAACTGGGAATTCAGGACGCACGTTTAATCTAAATCTATTTATACTATTTGCTCTAAATACTCCAGGATTTGAATCTAACCCTATAAATAAATCAGTTGTTGATATTTCAGTTAAAGTTGTATTATAACTAACATCATCCCACTTTAAATTTAAAGTTGGGGGATAAATAGTATTAGTATCAACTGAATAAAATTTCATTATAGGTTGTACTGATCTATTTGCTGTAAATTCTAAATTGTCGGACCACTTTAAAATAAGTCCTTCATTTTTTACAGATACATACCCATCATCTAAATTTTTAGAAGATGAATACCATAAACTAATCTGATCCGTAATATTAATATTTAAATCTTTTGTTGATCTTTGAGAAAAAGATTGTGATTTTTCTACAGATATAATATTAGGATTATCTGACCCAGTATACCATGTTCCACCTCCTCTTTGAGTTATATCAGGATATGAACTTGTAACAAATGTTCTTGTAGTATCAACATCCCATACACCAGAACCTGAGTTTTGGGTAAAATCCCAACTAACCCCATTCATAGTTTGTGGTGAATCTAAATATCGTCCTGTTCCATTAACCCATGAACCTGTTAATGGGTAACAATATATGGTAGAAGTTTGAGTAACTCCTTCTGCTACTGATATAAATGTTTGTAAGCTAGAAGACCAATTTGAATTTAGTATTTTAGTATCGAAAACTTTGTCTATTTCCGTTTGATCAAATTGAATTAAACTTCTAGCTACTCTTGGGCTAGGAGTTAATCTAATAGGAAATTCACTATTTACTTCTAATAATTCATCTAACCCCGTATTCATAACTGGGTAGCCAGAATATATAGTTGCATCTTTAATTGGGAATAATTTATATACTGCCATAATTATAAGTTTACTACTCTTCCTTTTATATCCTGATTAGGGAATTTTATTTCAAAAATCATAGGATCTAAAGATGGGTAGATTATTTGGTTTTGGGTAGCGCCCGCTATATCATAAGCATATTGAGAATATCCTAGATTTTCTCCTACTTTATTTACTATTTTTACATTTTTTACGGATTGTACTCCATCTATATTATCTAATAAAACTTGAATGTCCCTTAACATTATTGGTTGATTTATTTGAAATCTATCTATTTTAAAGAACTGTTTTAAAGAAAATATACAATTTTCTAATACTACATTATTATTTACATCTGGTCTAGAGACTATTTCAAATTCACACCCAATATTAATAATAAATCCATCTTTGATATTAATATTATCACCAATTGTTTTATAATTATTTATGTAAGTTTTTATATTTTGTTTTAAAGTATTACTTGACTTAGTAAGTTTACGTCTTTCATCATAAGCAAGGATATATAAATCTAATATAGAATTATCTAAATTGGTTGCAGATGGTTTTATAATATATGCTTTTGATATGTCACCGAACTTTCCAGGCATACTTAAAGCTCTAATTAGATAATCATCAGCCGTTACTGCTCTTAATTGAGTATTAGATTGTGCTAAAGTATTTTGTCTTATTTCAGCTGTTGTGTCTCCATTACTTCCACCAGTTGCTGCATTTTGGTTGTTAGATGCTATTGAATTAAAAATATAATTTGCAGTATTAGTATTTAGGTTATTTTTAAGAAATCTAATACCCGGGGTTGATGGGGTTGTTAATGTGTTTGCCTCAACATTAGACCCAATACCACCTCCTGCTAAGTATCTTACAGTTAAATCAGTATTACTTGGAGCAACTCCATAAGTATTTGTAAATATAAAATTAGTAGGTGAATAAGCAGTTGTTAATTTATCCTTTTTAAAAGGTAATCCTAAACCTACATTATCTGGGTTTGGAATAATATCTTCTGTTGTATCTTCTGGGTTACCTGAGCCAAATTGGATTTGTAATGTAGTTTGGTTTAAGTACCTAGTAATAAACCTATATTGTGTTTTTAATGTATTTAAAATATAAGGTACTTGTCCTACATTTTGATAATTATTAGGATCATTTACATTAGTATTTTTAGTTTCAAGAAAAACTAGTTCTTGGGCTAAATAATCTACTTCATAATATTTATTTCCTTCTGAATCTGTTATATCTATTATTTCTGCTATAGTTTCACTATCAATTTCTATTGTAGGAAATTCTTCGTATTCCCCTATACTAAATGTCTTTGTAAATATATTCCCAGACAGAGCGTTTCTTTGTTTTCTTAATAAATAATATTGAGGCTCACCTCCAGATACTTGTGCTATAGTAATTGAAGTGGGGTCTTGTGACCCTGAGACTGTAAAATCTACTGGGTCTTCAATAATAAAGTTAGCTCCTCTTCTTGAAGATACTGTTGTATTTTGGGGTATATATAAAGCATAGTCATAATCTGGGAGGGCTTGACCATTAACAATTTTAGCAGGTAGTTGTTGATAGAAATCTATAGTAGTACTAGCTAGTCCTGTAATTTTAGGTTTATAACCAAACATATAAGCCATTTCAAATAGGTTGTTACTTTGCCTAGTGTATTGTAGATATGTTTCCTGTACTTGATTATCTAAATAAAAAGAAAGAACATCTCCTGCGTATGCAATTTGTTCCATAAACATCATACCCGGGGATGTTGAGGAAAAATCAGTATAAGTGTTTGGGAAGTATGATTTAGAATAATTTATTAATCTATTTCTAATTTCATTAAAATCCCTATTTAAATAACTTATATTTCTTCTTATTATATTTGTATTTGCCATTAGTTAAAATTTAATACCAATTCATCGTTTATATTTGTATTGGGTATACTATAATTTATTTTTACTATAATAGTATTGTTATCTTCTTGACGTAATATATCTATAGATTGTAAAGTTATATTACTAAAATTTTGGTTAATTTTTAGCTGGATATCATTTTTAATAAAGTCTAGATTATTATTTTCTATTTGGCTAAATATAAATCTTCTTAAACCCCCACCAAAAGTAGGATTTTCAAATCTTTCACCTGGGTTTGTTAATAAATAATTAACTAGGTTATTTTTAATAGCGTCTTTAGTTTGATAATTTGGGGTAAATACCGACTCTCCATTAAATGGTAAATTAACCCCAATAGCTCGACTAGGGTCTAAATCATTAGGATATATTTGTCTAGCATCTATAGCCATAATTATGCTTTATTATTCATTAAACTCATAATCTGATCCATTGATACATTCCCTTCAGGTAAACTACCGTTTGGACTTGTTGTATCCGTATTACCATTTACTTGTAATGGCATACTATTAGTATTTGCACTTATAGTACCATTAGCATTAGGCATCATAGATCCTAATACATTTTGTATATTTTCCCTCATTGCCATTCTATCATCTTCAGGCATAGAAGTTTGCATTACTGGATTCATTGGACCAGGTGTTCCTGTTATTGGTGTAGGGGAAGCTGTTCTAGTTTCGATAACGGTTTGTTTAGGACTACGTACAGCTTCCATAAGGATGTCTTTCATCTCCTCTTGTATAGCCTCTTTTACGGCTTCTTTTACAATAGTTTTTAATTGACTTAATTTCATGTCTTATTGATTTATTATAAATATTAAATTAGTTAGCTTTTAAATTATTTTGTGTTATGTAAAATTTGAGTTCATCTATTAAAATTTGATCACTAGCACTAAATGAAGGTTCTCCTCTTAATAGTATAACATTATCTTTATTTTTGGCTATTGCTTGTCTACGGTTTAAAGAACCAGTTCCAGTATTTGGAACAGCAATAACTTCAAATTCAAATCCATTTAAAAAAGGATCTAGGGGTGTTTCTTCTTCTTCTTTTAATGATTCTAATAAATCAGAATTTAATTCTTCTAATGTTATTTCTTCGTTGTTTAAAAATTCTTCGGCACAAGTTTCTATCATCCCATCTAAACCTTTAAGTAAATCAATAGCCATTTTTAAAACTGCCCTTAATACAGTTAAAATAGCTAATACCATAATAGTTAAAAATTCATATTTTTGAATAATTTGTTCAAATTTACCTATAGCGTCCGCATTTTTTAATGTTGCACTCATAGGTTGAGAAAATGCTAAACCACCACCATCTTTTGCTGGGGGTAAACCTGTTGCTTGTGGAATTGGTAAATTTACTACTACACTTTTTACTAGTTTAAATAATTGAATTAATGTTAAAACAAGACCTGCTGCTTTTACTAAAGCATCTACAAATTTATATATAGCATTTAATATTTTAACAATTTTATTTCTTTTTTTAATTAATTTTCTTAATTCTTCAGGGCTAGGACAATTCTTTTTGTCAAATTTTTTAAACCCATCTTTTAAAGCTTCAGTTAGTTTACTAATCCCAAATTTAGCAATCATTCCTATAATTAAAGGAATAAATTTTCTAATAATATCTTGTATTTTTTTTCCTACTGCCTTTTGTAAGGCCTGCATTGGGTCTTTAGGAATTATATTTTTTAACTTATCAATTTCATCACCCGCAATATTTTTTAATTCAGTTGTTTGTTTTTTTAAATCCGGGATGAAGGGTTTCATTTGAATAATATCTAAACTAGATTTTACTGTTTTTATATCATTATCTCCTGCATAGGGTTTTCTTTTTTCTTCACCAAAAAGCATATCCTCACTTTCAAATATTATATCTGGGGTTTCTATTACACTAAATACATCAGGGGTAACTTCTTCTGTTTCTATTTTAAAAGTTAATTCCCAAACACCATCTACATCTGATTTTGTTTCATAACCTTGCTTATAGGTTTCTGTAGAATTTGGATCTACTTCATTATCGGTCCCATAATTTTTCTCAGATATAGGTAAACTAGATGAAATATAAACTTTTATTCCCTGTATAGGCTCTTGGGTATTTTTGTCAGCAATTCTTCCTTCTACTGTATATAATTTAACAATAGGTGGAATTGCTGGGGGTGCTCCTACTTTTTCTACTATTGTAGGAACAACAGACCAATTATTGCTATCATTTTTTAACCCAGTAGGTTGATAATCTGTTATTATTTGATTAACTAGTTGAATTTCAGTTGCCCCGAAATTTTTTGGTCCTACTTGTATAGGAAAACCAATAGAATCTTTTAATACCGCCTGATTTTGGATACCGTTTGTTTGGATAGCAACGATGTAGTCATTAGATAATATGTATTGGGAAATGATTTTCATTATTCTACTCTAGATTTAGAAGATAGTAATGGAGATTTTTCATCTGTTACTAAATTTAATATTTCTTCAATTACAGCTTTAGTTGCAGTCGCCATAGGGGGTACAATAGGGCTTGGTACTGGTACTCCTCCAGGCCAATCTTGTAAATTTTCTAATGTAGAGCTTAAATTTTTTATTGATATTAACAATTGTTCAAATTGATCCATAAAATCAGCACCTAAAATTATAGGTTGATTAGCAAATCTACTTCCTAATTTAATATTATTAGCATCTACTACAAACTCTTTTTTAGAAGTTATACCTATAGTATCTTCTGCAGATAAAGCAATTTTTTGTTTTGAAGTTAAAATAATATCATTTAATGTTGTATTAAATATTAACCTCCCTGAGTTTAAAGCAATTTGAGGTTTATTAAAAAGTCTTTGTAATTTTGGTGGGTTTTTAAAAGCCTTATAATTTTCTATACTATTAACTAAGGGTAATGTCTGTGTTGATGTCAAATATATAGATGAAAGGTCTTTATTAATATTTTCTGTAGTAGGTATAAAACCTAAAGTTGTTGATGGAACATCTACCCCATTTCTTAAAATAACTATAGGATCTCCATTTTCTCCAGTTGTAGACCAATTATTTGTTATACTACTATTTGTAATAGCTGTACTTCCTAAACGTATTGAATTTGCATATCTTCCCTGAGTTATCACATCCCCTGAAAAGGGTAATAAAGGTTGTATATTACTTTTTTCAACAAAAGTTCCTGTGTCACTTATAGGATTTAATTGGATTGAAGTTTGATCTATTGGAGATTGGTTAACTTGACCTGCTTCTATCTGAGAATAGTTTTTTGATTTACCCTCAATAGGATTTGCTGTTTCTCTAGCAGCTGGATATGCATTGTGGTGTGGGTGGTTCCAAATCGAAATAGGATTTAAATAATAAAATTGGAAATCATCATTTAAAGAAGAAACCTCTCTATTTGGTAATCTAAAACAAATAACTAATTCATTAGGGATTGGGTATTGATTAATATTAGGTATTAAAGGTGTTGCCTTTAAAAAGTTTTGAAATTTAGTACCGGGTTTATCTATACTTTCAAAAAATATAGTCCCAATTCCATTCCAACCTCCTACATTATTATATTCAGGGTGTGTTTCATCCAAAATAATATCAACAACCCTAGCAGAAATTACCAGTGACTTAAGTTCACTAATTGATTCTAATGCCGCATTATTACTATTACTATTATTTAGACCTTGATTTAGTCCACCAAATCCACTACTCATCTTTTTTTTCCTCGAAGTTTTCGTTAAGCTTATCCAATTCAGCCATTAATTCTGCTTTTTCTCCATCAGTAAGCCCTAATGTATCATCGCTAGAGCTATTATTAAGTACACGCTGTACTATAGTAGCCATTTTAATTAATTGTTCATCGTTACGAACACCAATATCCATATATTCTTTAATAAGTGGAACAATTAAAGTTGCGTCTCCTATATCTGATATAAGAGGTTTAAGTTCAGATATTAGACCCGATATTTGTTTTTCCTTTTTCTTTTGATTGTTGTATATCTCTTCTAAGATATTAGAGAATTTTTTCTTCCCAAATACAACACTTTCTAATGCTCCCATAATGTAGTTTTGTTATAAATATGGATATAAAAAAGTTTTAGAATCTAGTATACCCGTTTTCTAAATAAAATATATACTGTGATTTGAAGATATCATGAAGACGGTCAGCTATTTTAGTTATTTTAGGTGTTTTTACATCTACCATTTCTCTTATATAAATATAAAGTGCTTTTTTATTAAATACTTCTAAGTCTTCTCTCTTACGAAACAATTCTAAAATTGCATCCGCTATTTGAGCATCATTTTTTTTAGGGAATAATTCAAATATGTTATCTGATACATGGTCTATATAGATATCAACATATTTATCTAAATCACTTTTAATTCTATCATCCCCCATACTATATATGTGTGATGATCCCTCTTTAGACAATTCATCTACTCCTACCTTATTTATTTTCTTTTTATAATTTTTAGTATTATATAGTATTAACCAACGTTTAACTATAGTACCAAAATAAGAATATGCTTTTGCCCCTCTTGTTGGGTCAAACAAATGGATTTTAGATAATAAAAAAGTAATTATTTCATGTTGTAAGTGTTCTAAATCTGTTACTTCAGTATGATAAAACTTAAAAGTATGAATTATATTTTGTGTGAGTTTAAAAAAGGGGTAATGTATATGAGTTTCATATATCCTACTTCTTACTTCAGAATTAGGAGTATTATTATATAAAACAATATAGTCTTCTGTTTCTTGAGTAAAATAGTTTTTACTCTTTTTTTTTCTTTTCCTAGGAATCATAAATTATTGGTCTAATTTAAAACGAGAGAGTTCGTTTTGAATTGTTTTTATTTGATTAAAAAACCAACCTATTTCATCATCTCCATGAAATGTACCCTTTTGATCAATTTCTTCTAAACGTTTTTGAGAAATATTTATTTGTGATACTATATTATTAAAAAATTCAGATTGGGATGTTATAATGTCTTCTGCCTTTTCATTTTTACGAAGAAGGTTAAAGGTCGTATACCCTAAGGTAACGACCAATATTCCTAATACCCCTAATATAATTTCAATCATAAGTTATCTAACATATTCTTTAACCCAGGGCTAGATAGCGTATTTAATGCTTTAGTTTTGGATGATTTTATGTTGCCCTTTAATGTATAATTCTTTTTTGGCGTAGCCACGCTATTTTGAGAAAACTTTGGTAACCATTCTACCTCAAATTCAATACGTGCTGCCATCATATCAGCTTGATGCAAAATAAATGGTAGGGATGTGCGAGGTTTTGTTTCTGGCATGAATGATTTTAAATATTTTTCATTGGCAGGATCATATAAACCATCATGTGTCTGGATAGCTAGCATTTCATTAAATGTATATTGTATCCCATGTGATTGTAATAAAAATAATCCACGATCTGGAACAGCAGCAAATGCAATTTTCTTATTGTGCATATACTCTTCACCTAATTTATCACGTCTCCATTGATCAGTCTGAGGGATGTAAGATTCATGTTCTTCATCTCCCATTTTACCTAAATCATGGTTAATAGCAGCAAATACTAATTCTTCTTGTGTAAATGTAGTCATATCACATCCAAAACCTTCCCATACAGCAGACATTGATAATGCTGCTTTAACTACTCGATTAACATGATCAACATACCCACCTGGGAATGCTGAATGGTATTCTTTCTTATGCGATGCTGGCATTA